ACCGTAACATTTGTTTTTGAAAAGAGTTTGCAAGAAATTATTTTGAAAAAGATAAAAGAGATCGGCAAAGAAAAGATTACAAAAATAGTGCAGGAGGCAATTATAGATGCCTGATTGCGGAAGTCAAATTGTTTTATGTGATGTTCCTATAAGATTTGATACTTACAAAGGATGTTCTCATGGATGTAAGTATTGTTTTGTTTATAGGAAATACAATATTTCAAAAATCAAAAAAGCCGAGGGAAAAGAAGCATTAATATCTTTTATCAAAGGCAAACGGGCACAAGAAACAAGCTGGTGCGATTGGCCAATTCCTTTGCATTGGGGCGGTGTATCAGATCCGTTCCAGCATATTGAAAGGAAAATGAAAAACAGTTTAGACTGCTTAAAAGTGTTGGCCAAAACAAAGTATCCGTTTATTGTAAGCACAAAAAGCATTTTACCGCAGGAAGAGCCTTATTTTTCTTTATTCAAGCAATGTAATTGTGTTTTGCAAGTATCTTTAGTTTGTAAAACTTTGCAGGAAAAATTTGAGTTAAATACTCCGACTTTTGATGAGAGATTAAAGTTCTTAAAAAAGATGTCAAAAGCCGTAAAAAGATTAGTGGTAAGATGTCAACCGTATATTATTGATTATCACAAAGAAATCCGGGAAAACATCAAAAAATATGCACAGGCAGGAGTTTACGGAGTAATATTTGAAGCAATAAAATTCCAAAAAAGCAGCAAAGGACTTGTGCAAATAGGTAATGATTTCTGTTATCCGAATGAAATTTTAAAGAACAAGTTTTTAGATTTAAAAGAAGAGTGTCATAAATACGGTTTAAAGTTTTTGTCCGGAGAAAACAGATTTAGAAATATGGGAGATAGTTTAAGTTGTTGCGGTTTTGAAGGTTTAAAAGGATTTGAAGGAAACAAATACAACTTGAACTACAAAATTCATAATGACAAAGATTTAAAAGCGACAGCGGCAATGGAAAACAAAGGCAGTGCCTATTGTTTCAAAGCAATGCACCAAAAAGCAGGTAGCCATAAACTTTGGAAGAAATTGAGTTTTAAAGAAGTGATGGATAGTGTGTTTTGCAATAAATCTTATGTTCATAGCTATTTAGGTATTGAAAATGGCAAACATAAAAAATATAGAAAAGCACAAGTTTAAAAAAGGACAGTTAAGCCGCGAAGAAGCTGCGAAACGGGGCAGAAAAGGCGGTATCAGAAGTGCACAGGTAAGAAAAGAGCTAAAAACTTGTAGAGAAATACTTTTGATGATTAGCAATTTTACTCCGAACGATGACACTGTTAAAAGTTTAAAAGAGATTTTTCCGGAACTTGAAGATAAGTATTTGACATATAAAACAGTAATGACTTTAAAACAGATGGAAAAAGCATTAAGAGGTGATACGGAAGCATTTAAAGTTTGCAGGGATACGATGGGCGAAAAACCATCGGACAAAATAGAACAAAGAACGGAATTAGAGGTTAAAAAGAGTGGGTTATCAAGACAAAAACTTGAAGCAATTGGACAAGCTCTCTTACGAACAAAAGTTAGAAATAGCAAATAGCTATTTTCCGTATTTTATGGAAGAGTTTGCTTATACGGAAACCAGCGATAAGTTTTCTTTTGTTGGCAGAGAGTATCTTTTACAACCTTATTCCGATGTGCATCCATATCAAGTGCATAAGAAATGCACACAGGTAGGAATCACAACAAAAGCAATTTTTTCTGCTTTATTTAACTGTATTAATTTATATCCGAAAGGTGTGTTATATCTTTTTCCTACTGAAAGAGATGTAAGAGATTTTTCGAGAACAAGAGTAAATTCAATTATTAACTATAATCCGGAAATATCAAAGTATATTAACGATGCCGATACAATGGGCTTGAAACAAGTAAAGAAGGCTTTTTTGTATTTAAGAGGAACAAAAAGTAAATCCGGAGCAAAATCAATTCCAGCAGACAAACTTATTGCTGATGAATTAGACGAAATGGATATGTTTGTTTATGAAATGGCAAAGAAAAGATTGTCGGATTCTACATTTAAGCATGTTGAATTGTTAAGCAATCCATCTTTACCGGATTTTGCAATAGACAAAGAATTTCAAAAGTCCGACCAAATGCACTATATGTTGAAGTGCCCTCATTGCGGACAATGGAATAACTTAAATGATACATTCCCGGATTGTTTACTTGAAAGAGCAAAAGACGATGTAATTTTAGCTTGTTGCAAATGCAGAAAAGAACTCGATAAATCAATTGGCCAATGGGTTGCAAAGTATCCGAGTAACAAAGATGTAAGAGGTTATCAATATACACAGTTGTTTGCGAAAAATGTAACTCCACTTGAAATATTTAAAGAATATAAAGAAGCAAGATTAGAAGGTAAACTTGCAAACTTTTATAACCTTACTTTAGGTTTGGCTTATGTATCTGCAAAAGACAGGTTGACCGTAGAACAGGTTTTAAATTTAAGAGATGATAGTTTTCCAAAAGATTTTTGGGCAATAGAAGGAAACTGTTATATGGGAGTTGACCAAGGAAAAGATTTACATATTGTTTTCAAAAAAAGAGTTGGCGACAAGATTCTTACATATCCCGTTGTAGAACTTGATTTTAAAGAACTTGATAAATACATGAAATATGTAACCAGATGTGTAATAGATGCAATGCCAGAAACAAGAAATGCAAAAGAATTTGCAGGAAGATTTGTCGGCATTGTATATCTTAACTATTACAATGAGCACCAGAAAGATTCGTATAAATGGGATGACGAAAAATTTATAGTGCAAGAAAACAGAACGGAATCAATGGATGCTTCGCATTATTTAATCAATGAGGGCGATGTTGTTTTGCCTTTTAGTGAGTTTGCTGAAGAATATGCGGAACATTGTCATAATACGGCAAGAAAACTGTATGAAGATGACGAAACAGGTAGTAAAAGGTATGTTTGGGTAAAATTAGGACCTGACCATTTTAGGCATGCGGACAATTATGCAAACATAGCTATGTCAGATTCAGCTAATATGCCAAGAGGGAGTTATTTCTAATGAATTTTAAAAATTTAATAAAAAACATCAAAACATTTTTCACAAAAGACATTGTTTCAAATCCTTTTTCTTTTTTTAGTGCTTACCAAAACTACGGCTCCGTAAAGAATCCGTATAAAGACAATGCAACGATTTATGCTGTTATCAATGCAATAGTTGATAATATCGGACAGGCAGAACTTGCTTTTTTTGATTGGAACACAAATAAAGAAATATATCCGGAAGATTTAATGAGGTTGTTTAAAAAACCTAATCCGGTAATGACTTTAGACTTGTTTATTGAAGCAATAACGATGTATTTGATGCTTTATAATGAAGTGATAATAGTTAAAACCGCATCCGTAGGAATGATATCCGGAACAAGTAAATTGCCTGCGGAATTATGGGTTTTTAATCCGCAGAAGTTTACTGTTATCAATAACGATCCCGTAAATCCTATATGGCAATATAACGGACAAAATTTCACAAAAGAAGAGATTATTCATATACACAAATGGAATCCTTGCCAAATTCAAGGTTATAACAGACCTTTCAGCCCTATAACACCAATGAAAATGGAGCTTGATATAGATTATCAAAGACTTGCTTTCAATGAGATGTATTTTAGAAACGGTGGAAAGCCAAGTTACATAATGTCAACCGATAAACCGTTAAGCGATGCGGCAAGAAAACAATTAAGAGCAGATTGGGAAGCAAACTATAAAGGAGTAAGCAAAGCAGGAAAACTTGCTATTTTTGATAATGGTTTGAAATTCGAAGAAACGGGCTCTACTCATTCCGATATGCAATATATTGAGCAGGCAGACAAAACAAAAGAAACAATTTTAGGTATGTGGAGAGTTCCAAAGGTTATATTATCAATGACATCGGACATTCATTATGCAACCTTTCAAGGACAAATGAAAGCATTTTGGCTTTACACTTTGCAACCATGCTTAAAAAGAATTGCATCCGAACTTAATTTACAGCTTGTTAATCCTTACGATCCGAAAACAGAGGTTAGATTTAAGTATGACAATGTTTCGGCTTTTGCGGAAGATTTCAAAGAAAAAATCGGCATTGCAAAGGATTTAAAAGATTTAGGTTTTCCGTTAAATGAAATAAACGACAAATTGAATTTAGGTTTTAATCCGCAACCATGGGGCAATGAATATTGGATGCCTATGGGAGTTATTCCGGCAAGTCAATATAACGAATATATGTCGTTTGGTGCTGATATTCCGGAAAACAACGAAGAAGATAAAAAACAACACAAAATCATTGTAGGTAAAAGCGGAACAGAACAATACGATATTAAAGTTGCGAATATGTTTTTAAAAAGGCACAGGAATTTTGAATTGATGTTTGTTCCAAAAATCAAAGGTTTTTTTTATGGTATGCGGTCAAAGATTTTAGAAATGATTGCAAAAGGTGAATTTAATCCGGATACATACTTTTGGAATAACGACAGAGATAAATTAATAAGAGTAGTTCAACCGATGCTAAAACAAATTATTACTGCCGGAGTTGATTTTGGTGCTTTACTTGTTCCGGATGGTAAAGGAATAAAGAAAGGAATTGATGAAGATATTAACAATGCGGTTTTACAAAGAAGTGTTGCTATGAAAGGAATTGTTGATACCGTAGAAAAACAAATAAGGAAAAAAGTATCTGAAATGATTATTGAAGGTTCAACCGTAAGCGATATGGTGGATCCTATAAAACAAATATTTAACATGGCAAGTAGCAGGGCTTTAATGATTGCAAGGACCGAATCAACAGGAGCATTAAACAACGGAACTTATTTATATTGGCAAGGTTTAAATATATACGGTAAAAAATGGCTTTCTTATTTTGATGAAGCTACAAGAGAAAGCCACAAAGAAATACATGGACAAGTAAGGTCTATGAATGAGCCTTTTTCTAACGGTTTAATGTATCCGGGAGCACAAAACGGAATAAGAAGCAAAGAGCAAGCACAAGAAGTTATAAATTGCAGGTGCACATTGTCGCCTGTAACAATTAATCCAAACTTATAAGGAGCAAAGAAAATGTCTAAAATTGTAAAGATTATAGAAGCAGAAATAAAAAACATCAACGATGAAGCAAAAACACTTGAGGTTGTTGTTTCAACAGAATCAAGAGATAGTGACGGAGATATTATTTTAAGAACAGCTTTTTCCAAACACATGAAAAGATATAAAAGCAATCCGGTATTGTTAAATTCTCATAATTATAGAGATGTAGAAAATATTATCGGTAAAGCATTAAACCTAAAATCTACGGAAAAAGGTTTGGTTGCTAAATTTGAATATTTTGTAGGGCAGGGAAACAGTGCGGCTGATTGGGCATTTCAATTGGCCAAAAACGGAATAGCTGCTTTTTCAATAGGGTTTGCACCTGTAGAATATGAATTTATAGAAGAAAAAACTCCGGACGGATACAAGAGAGTTACGGGCAGAAAATACAAACAGATTGAATTGCTTGAAATTTCGCAAGTAACCGTTCCTGCAAACAGAGATGCAGTTTTACAATCAAGAAGTCAAAAATCTATGGAAATAAAACTTTTAGATAAAGTTAATAAGGCATTTGAAGATAAAACAATTGAAGAAGTTGAAGAAACCGAAGAACCGCAAAAAGAAGATACACAAAAAGAAGAAACAAAACAGATATCTCCTGTTTATGAAGAAATATTGCTTGGTAAAGACTCCGGAACGAAAGAAGTTCCAAAGAGCAAGAAACCACAAAGCAAATATATTCCTTCAACAAACAGTATAGATATAAAAATAGATAGCTCTGAAATAGAGCAATTAACAAAGGAGATCCTAAAATGAAA